ACAAATACAACAATATCATTTGCTCGATTTGAACATTTCTTCATAGCGATTGGCAAAAGTTAACCAATGGGGAAAGTCAAATATCGCAGTTACTAGGACTATATACGATGGCGCTAGTAATTTTATAATACCTTTTACTTTCCCTCCGTTCGTCGCAGTCACTAACATAGCGCCAGCAACCTTAGATAATGATAATTGGACGAGTAGTGCCGTTAAAGAAATAACAATAAACAGCTTCACTTATATGTCTGCACAAAATAACGTTACCTCTATACGTTGGGGCGCTATTGGATTTTAGCCAATGGGGACAATTCAAAGAAAACCAAGCAAATGTATCATATCTAATTTCTTACATAGAAATATATGGAACAGTAACTATGATGAAAGATGAGCCTAAACGCTTATATGAAGCTAGCGTTCGAGCAAATAATATTACTACTACTGGATTTGAATTGCACAGTGGTTATGTTGGTAATCATATTGCAAAAGCTATAAACAATGGTTTTTGGTTAAACATAGGTCGCTCATAACCAATGGGGACATATAGCAGATGGAAAAGATGTTAATAGAATTATTTCAGTTTCATTGTTACTTCCATATAACAGTAAATATGTAGCCATTCCAGTAGGCGAATCTAACAATACTAACTTCAATAATTCATTAGATCATCCGTGTGTTGTAATAGCTAAAACGTCAACAGCATTTAAGGTACAAATAGATGATTATATTACAGGGATAAGCTGGATATGCGTAGGAATATGCTAACCAATGGGGATATGGAAACCAAAACTATGAAGATTTGACTACCAGTAAAAAGGCCTATCATTGCAAATTGCCTATATCTTTTGAACACGGGATATTGTTTGCGAGCGGTCAAACTGAGACAAACGACAAAGTTAACCATTATACATTTGTTAATATAGCTCATGCACCTAAAGAATCGACAAAAGAAGAGGCAGTCTTTTATACATGGATTGACTGGGATTGGTCATATATACAGTTTCGATTAGCGTGGATGGCATTCGGTTATTAGGTTGAAATACCAAACGAAAACACACTACATTTGATATTTGGGTACTTAAATACAGTATCATTCGTGAACCATACTTTGAATTTTAATTGGTCATATTCGGTGATTAAATCCCAATCCGCATCACGTGGATTTTTGTATTCAGCCTTAGCAAAAAAGCAGGTAGAATAAGGAATTATCCAATTATGATATTGTCCATCTTCGCCGCTTACTCCCCATTGGTTAACTTTTGCCAATCGCTATGAAGAAATGTTCAAATCGAGCAAATGATATTGTTGTATTTGTGTACTTTATAGCGTTATCAGAATTATTTGAGGATAGTCCTTTGGCACTATCTGGCAGTCCTGTTGTAACTGCATATACATTATTGAATGCAATTGGGAAATTTGTAGTTTGTAAATACCATGAACTATCGTTTCCACGTAGTGATTTTCCCCATTGGTTCTATGGCAATAATTCAATGGCTTTGCGTAACTCACGCAATTCCTTATGTGTATAAACTTTTGTAGTTATATCACCATGTTTATGCCCAAGAATAGCACGAATAGCAGTAGGTGATGCACCATACTTATCTAGTAGAGTAGCTAATGTATGACGGCAGTCATGAGTTGAATGGGAACAGTTGATAACCGTCATTACTGATTTAAACTGCTTGCTAAATTGAGCATAAGAAACAGGTAATATTTTATCTGATGTATTGTGATATAAGGTTGTAACTATTGGCAATATTCGATTATGAATAGGGATTAGACGATTACGGCCAGCCTCAGTTTTGGATTGACGAATTATAAGGCATCTAGTTCGGAGGTTAATATCGGTCTTACGTAATGATAACAATTCGCCACATCTCATTCCTGTATATAGGAGTATTAAAATGCCATATGTATCGGAAGTATCAAGATACCACAATCGGTTAATTTGTTGACGAGTGAATGGCTTATGGGGATATACGCTAACATCATGGCCAAGGTTTAGGAAGGAAGTGTAATCTTTAATATCAATATCATTAACAATTGCATATTTAGATAATAATGAAAGTAATGTACGCACCTTCTTGGCAGATGCATAGGAAAGACCATTATCTCTCATATTATCAATAACGCATTGCATATCAGAATATTTAATTAAGTTAATAGGAATATTAGCAATTGATTGAATATGATCATAGGCAATGCGATATGATTCGATGGCTGATTTACTCACAATCTCAATGCGAGTAGGCAGCCATTTTTCATACAAACTTTTAAACGTTTCGATACATGCACTTTTTCGGTGCATGCGAAGATACACATTTCTTGGATAGTGCTTAATAGTGCTATTCATTGTTATATCCTTTCATTAATTAGGAGGTATATATGAATAATTATATCCATGTACTTGATGCGGAAGGAAAACGCATTACATCAATTGTAGATAATATGTTAGAACCAGTAGGAGAAGAAACATTGCTGAAACAAGCAAAGGAACAGTATCCTACTGCTAATAGTTATATATATGGTGATGATGCTATGCTTGATGAATTTTTAAATGGAAAAGCATATGTAAATGGTATATTCACTGATATTCCTGTAATACAATACGAGCCAACAAAAGCAGAGAAGATTGCAGATATTAAGAAGTATTATGATTCACGATTTGAAACATTGGAGCAAATGGTGCTACGTAGACGATTGATAAATAGTGATATTTCTGACTTGCAAGACCAGTACAAGAAACTCAATCTTGAAATGTTAGAAAAAATTAAGGCGGTGAAATAATCATGGAATTAAAAAGCGATATTCCTGTAATGAAATTTTGTGAGTGGTGCTATGCAACTCTTAATGAAGATGGTACTTGCCCTACAGAAGGGTGTATCAAAAATGAATTAATGAAGTTAGACGAAAGCACAGAGGATGAGTAATGTGGACATGGCAAATCGAACTGAATGATATTCTAACTACATTATCAATCGTAGCAATTATAGGCGGTGCAAGTTACCGCATTTTAATTGTGCCTATACTAACAAGGATAAGCGATGAACGTATGCAAGATAATTTGATATTCACCGAACGCATGGGTGCATTGAATCAAACATTGCTTGAATTAAAAGATGAAATTAAGTTATCTCGTGTGCAACGTACAAAGGCTTATACGGAACACGTGAAATTAACTGCACGTGTTGATGGAATAGAAAATAGGGTTGATGAGTTAAGAGGTGATTTCCATGAATTTACCAATAAAACTCATTAACACAATCAAAAAATCATATCAATCTGTAAGGGTGGCCAACATCCACCCTACAGGGGTTCTTGCTACAAGGGTACTAGTACTAACAATGCTAGTACCTATTTTATTGGTAGTGGTTGAGTACATTATGGTGTTCATTCAAGGGTATGTTTCTGATGATATGAACAAACTGATTAATGTAGGGATTAATATTATAGATCATATCTTCATTCCATCAGTATTAACCGCATTAGTTGGTTTCCTTGCCTTGTGGATAGATAAGGATGGTAATGGTATTCCTGACAAATTGGAGGAACCACCTAAATTACCACCATTACCAAATATGACAGAAAGGAGTGATAAGAATGAAAAAAGGGTTTGATATTTCAGCATGGCAAGAGGATGAAAACGGAACACCTTATTATGATGAGTGCCGTATGCAGCAAGCCAAAGAAGAAGGCAATCAATTTGTAATCATTAAATTAGGTGAAAACTATAATGTTGATGAATTCTTTGAGCAACATATCACCGCAGCATTAAATGCAGGTCTTGAAGTTGGTGTATATTATTTTAGTCATGCATACGATGAGGCAACCGCAGTACAAGAGGCGGAATGGGTAATTAACACGCTCAATAGTTATGGTTATACTGATTACCATTTACAAGCTGGTGTTTGGTATGACTACGAAGAACACCGCCAATTACGTAATATGATTAATGCAGGAGCATTAACAAGCCAAGGAATGACTAATTGTATTAGTCGGTTTGTAAATACATTATGGAGTGCAGGATTTCAAAATGTAGGTGTGTATAGCGGATATTCTCTATTGTGGGATGAAACATATGCATACAGTCAAATGCCTAGCGTTCCTGTATGGTGTGCACAATATGATTCACAATGTGATTATCCAAATATCAGAATATGGCAATATAGCGATTGCGGAATGGTAGCTGGCAAAGAAATTGATGTCAACTATATGTATGATTAGGAGGAAGTATGAATGACAAAATCAAAAACTTTATTCACGCTCATTACATCTCTGTTCCTATTTGTATTGTCCTTTGTATCATTGCCTGTATATGGTTCTACGCCGACAGAGCAAGTAATATTGACACGACAGGAATACAACGAGCTACTGATGAAGTTCGAAACGCTCAACAATACAATCAACGAGCAGTTGAAGATAATAGACGAGTTAGAACAGCAATTGAACGTAGCACAGATGTCAACGAGCGAATCGAAACAAGAATTAATAGAATCGATGAACTTAATCAAAGAACAGAGGGAGCAATTACTAATAGCCAAGAACACATTAGAGCAGCAAGAAAAAACGCTATCAATGCAAAACGAATCATTGGCGAAGGTGAACGCATACTTAGAAATGCAGATGAGAGAACTCAAAAGAATCAAGATGCAACAAAGGAACAGTAAGATATTAAATATATTATTGGGTGGAACAGTTGTTTATTTAGTTGCAAAAAATTGAGGTGATCCATATATCTCCGTAGCGTGTATCCACCATTACACGCTACTATAAACTCTTAGTTGTCAGTTGAGTAGTAAAGCAATTATTTATAACTGAATAGCATAATAAATAGCCTATCAGCTTAGAATAACATCTAGGTTGATAGGCCTTTTTTATTTTCAAAATGATATAATATATATATAAATAGTATTTTATAAATCATAGGGAGAGCATATGGATACTATAACAAATGAGTATATTCAAGACTATTTACATTCAGACAAATTCATAGACATGTTAGAGTATTTTATTGCAAAATATAGTGAGTCAGCAGATAGTATCAGAAAAAGCGGATTACATAAGAGTGCAGAGTTTTTGGATGATGCTAAAGATAAATTATTAGTGATATTGGATAAAATAAAAGCTGGAGAAATGTTGGATAAATCAGATGCAGAAACTATATTAAATAACATACATGTATCAGTACCTATAAAGAAATAGAGAGGAAAGTGAAATTATAATATGAACTGCATGGATATAGCGAGAGCAATGGTAAAGAATAGAGTGCTTAACATTAACTATTCGATTGATAATGGCTGTGATGTCTATATAACTACTCATATTATCAAACTGTACTATGAAATATATGATTTTGCAAAATATTTTTATGAACAACATTTAAATCAAGTATTAACAGCTACATTATATAATGATTTGTTATTGGGAATTGTAAAAATTGCAAATGATTATAACTGCAATATATCATTTGATATTAATGGTGATTTACTTAATGTAATTATTCAACAATCTGAATTAAAAGCTGAAATGGATATGGGCGTTAAATATAACAAAAACAATGAAAAGAATAAAAAGAACAATAAGAAATATCAATATCACAAAAAACGATTGAGTGATGATGACGAAAAGTACTTGAGAGAATGTTGCACTCATATTGATGTAGAAAAAATGGTTAAATGGGTAGATAAAAAGATGGACGAAGCATTTAATAAAGGATATGATGCAGGAGCTGATTATTATATGAATTATTAATACAGTTGCCCCTTTATTGCCCCTTTGTAAATGATAGGAGATAAGAAATACTGTAGCTATGGGAACAATTAAGAATAAACCCTCAATCCGCACCAAATATAAGGACCTACAGTTCACTGTAGGTCCTTCTTTTATATCTGTATGAGCAGAGTTTTATGGGAGAGAT